AAACCAGTGCCTTCAGCTGGCGGCCAAATTGATATCAGCGATGACGATCTACCATTTTAATTAATCTTCGAATTGGCTTGAACAGCAGTGACTGAATCCACCGAACGGGTGAAAGGCCCATTAATAAAGGAGGTGTAGATTTGGATTATTTCAAACAACGACGAGCGTACCGTAATTTTAAGATGTATGAAGTGAGTGTCTCTAACGGCCAAAATAATCTGTATCGCGAGTTACTAGACTATGCGAACGACGAAGGCAAGTTGGACGTTCAGTTTCGCATGAAAAATTCGGCATTACTCAGTCTGACAGGACTATCCGAACCCGGCCTCGATAAAGCACGCAACTCATTAGTACAACTAGGACTAATTAAATATGCTAGAGGCAAGAAAAATGTTAAACCACCTGAATATCGCATTATTAATTTATATAGTAGGTCAGCTGGTTACCCAACCAGTAACCCAACTACAAGTCATAAAAGTAGGCCAACTGGTTTAGATGGAGTAGGTCAACCGGTTGGGCAAGGTGGAGGTCAACCAGTAGAACATAAAGAACTTACTAGTACTGACCCTTACTTGACTGATACTGACTCTTATGATGATGACGCGGGCGTGACGCGCGAGCAAGTCATTAACGATTGGACCAACCTGTGGGGATTTCCAAATGGTATTGCCCGACCTGAGATTGATGAATGGCTGGAAGAGTTCAAGCCTGAGGTGATTGCCTATGCAATTTGGGTTGCTGGAGAACATCAGATTGGATCCAATGCATGTTTGAAATACGTTCGTGCAATTGTTGCGGGTTGGAAGAAACGAAATATTACGACGTTAGAGCAGGCTAAAAAGGCTGCTGCTAATCATGACGACCGCATGAAGAGCGAAAGAAAGCCTAGTGGCTATTCAAAGCCACGCCGCAAAGAAGTTACGCCAAAGTGGATGCAAAACGGCGCTTCTCAGGCGGATTCTAAGCCAATTTCAGACGATAACCAGCAGGAAGATATGAGTGACGAGGATTTTTTAGCGCTCATGAACAGTCAGGAGGAAGCTAAATGAATTGGGGCAATCAACTAGTCAAATTGGCCGCTAACCATGCCTATGAATCGTCGGCACTGCATTGGACTAAGCAGCGCATGAAGCGGCATTTAAAGGCCGGTGGTAGTGCACAAGATGAGGTGTGCGCTCATGAGTACAAGCTATTTGCACTCGAGGTTTTAATTATTGAATATCAGCGGGATGGCTTAAATTTTGATTTGACCCAATGTTGGGGTAAGCCAGCCGAGTATTTTATTGATTTAGAGCAAGCTAGACAAGGATTGCAAACGGAGGTGAGCGCATGAATGAATTGATTAAAATCACTGAAAAAGATGGACGGCAGTTAGTGTCTGCCCGGGATCTACACAAAGGCCTGGAATTAACAACCCGATTTAGTAAATGGGTTGATCAAAACTTTAGCATGTTTGTCGAGGGCATTGATTTCACAAGTGTAACCGGAGTTACGGTTGTAAATAACGGCGCCAAACGTGAGCTTCAAGATTATGCATTAACCGTTAACATGGCGAAAGAGTTGTCCATGATGTCGCAAACGCCGCAAGGGCAAATTTACCGCCGTTATTTTATCACTATTGAAGATAAGTGGAACAGCCCAATGGAGGTTGTCAAACGTGGATATAGTTTTCTGATGAGGGAAAACGAGCAGCTGAAACTGGAGAATGAACAGTTGCAAGGGCCAGCTAGATTAGGCCAAGCAGTTTCGGGCTCAGACGATTCTATCAGCGTTGGCAATTTTGCTAAGGTATTACGCCAGCGCGGTATTAAGACTGGTCAAAACCGCTTGTTCGATTGGTTAAGAACTCATGGCTACCTAATAGCGATGGGGAAACGTTACAACTCACCGACCCAACGAGCGATGGAGCTGGGAATCATGGAAGTGAGAGAAACCGTGATCACCACCAATCACGGGTCAAAGACGCGCTTCACGCCCCTAATTACGGGCAAGGGGCAGCAGTATTTTGCTAATAAATTTTTGAAATCGAAGTCAATGGTCAAAGAGGGGTGAGAGCATGACTGAAACACAGGTGCTAGTAATTAACGCTGATCTACCCGATATCGATCACCCACTAGCAATCGGGCCAGAACCGGAAATGTTTAAGCTTGCGCAACATAACTACAAATCTGGTGAATGGTCGTTTCCAGTTAGACTTGTGAAGCCTGAAACTAAGCCATGGGATGATGCGACCTACCTAGCCAGTATGAAACAAGATCCGAAGCAGGGAGAGCGTGAAGATATCAAAGCCATTCGGCAAGCACATAAACATGGCAAACATACGCTTAGAGAACTAGCTGATAGTACGGCAATTGAATTAAATCGGGTAAAGGATTTAGTCCATAAATACAGCCTGCCACTGACTAACGATTACTGGCGTGCTGAGAAGTATAACGATCCTGATGAAGTGATCGCCTATCAAACACTGGCGCGATTATGTAAGAGGATTGACGCCCCAGAATTTTCGATTAGACAGGCCAGTATTTCTAACGGGATCGTTAATGGCTACTACATTAGCCGGGTGCCGAAAGTATGAGTAAAGTCGTGATTAAGGGCGAACTGCCTAGCTTAAATGAGTACATCAAGGCTGAACGGGCCAATCGGTATGCGGCAGCTAACCTAAAGAAGAGGTACACGGCCTTATGTAGTGTATATGCGCGGGCTAGTCATAATTCTGGAGTCGAATTTAATTGGCCTTGCAAGCTTAAATTTACGTGGTACACAAAGAACAACCGAAAAGATGCGGACAATATCGCCTTTGCTAAAAAATTTGTGCTTGACGGTTTTATGAAAGCTGGGCTTTTGGGCAACGACAATCGAAAGCATATCACGGGGTTTCAGGACGAATTTGTAGTTGATAAGCGAAATCCGCGAGTAGAGGTAGAGGAAGTTACGGAGGACGTTAAATGATTGAAGTTAAAAGTTTAACACGTGATCCAGAATGTTGGGATAAGTTTCCATGCCCGTATTGTGGCGGCAGAGTCATTTATACAGATAACTCGATAATTTATCACGGTCAAAGATTTGGCAATGGTAAGTGCTACTTCTGTACCCAATGCGGGGTGAGTTGTGGAGTACATGGTAATCCAGCCACTAGGCGTCCGCTTGGAGTATTGGCGACACCCGAAATGAAGAAGTTAAAACAACAGTGTCATTTTAAATTTGACCTTGTCTGGCGAAATTGTGAGTTAGATAGAAGTGCTTGCTATAGACGACTAGCTAAGTTGATGAATATTGATGCTGAACAATGTCATTTTGGCTGGTTCGACCTAAGAGATTTGAAACGCGCGAATGCGATTTTAAATCATAAAGAATGGTACCAAACGGAGGACGTGAAGTGATGACTGATTTGGCACTTAAACTAGGCAGAAAGACGGTAGTGGCCTACATGGTCGTCCTGACCTTCCAGGGCGAAATTATGAAAAACTACCCAAAGCTTTATAAGCGGTATGGCGACGCATTCAAGCGTTGCGAGCACTTAAACCATGTGATCAAGAGTGATGACTATCGCTGGAAATTGATGTGCGCTAAGGGCTGGTATGATGTTGACCCGAATGACAAGGGGGATTAGATATGGATGCTGAAATACCAGCATGGGCCATACAAGCGGCCTGTGAGGCTATGGGCTACGCAGATGAGTCGGAAGTAGCGTGGGAAGACTACCCGCTGGTTATGGCGATGGCAGAATCGATGGAGGGCGAATGATGACGATTAAAGATTTGCTTGCTGATTGGGTGGCGTGGACAGCAGTTTGCTTCGTAGTTGTCGGCGGCATCAAGCTGTTTGTGGTTGTCCTGGGCTGGCTATTCTAGCGGTATACACATTGATAGGAGATGGTAATCATGATTAAGCTTGATGTTTGGTCGGAATGCGACTCAGCTGGTATTGAATGGCACGACACAATCGAAGTATCGGCTGATGCGACTGATGATGAAATTGAGCAAGAAGCCAAAGAGACGGCACTTCAACATTTCGAGTGGGGCTATGACGTTATTAAAAATGGAGATGGCGACGATGATTAAGTTTAGAGCGTGGTATATGCCGTTGGGAAAGTATGGTGCTATGCAAGAAATGGTGTACAGCAGAGCAAGCCATATTTTAGCACTTGCTGAAATGGAGCCAGAGAAATACATCCCTGAACAGTTTACCGGCCTGAAAGACGTGAACGGCAAGGATATCTACGAAGGCGACATTATCAAGTCTAGTTACAAGTATGCTCAACCAAAAGTTTCACAAATTATCATTGAAGATGGAAACAGCTATATTC